GTCTAAGGGCCCCAAAGGTTGCCTGGCCTTGGGATCTACCGACAAGCTAATCCTAATGTGCGAAGACGGAACGCTAAAGAAGGTGCCTGCTTCCTATAAGGGGGTAGTATCCAAGGGATATTCACCTGTAGTGCTCGCCAAACCAGAAGCGTATGTAACTACTCGCAAATACCTGGCTGTATTCACGGTTGAGGGGCAACTGAGAGCCATGTCCCTGGACGGGGAAACCCTATGCAGAACCACAAGTACGGGCAAACAATGGTTGCCGGAAGGAGCCGTCTTTATGTATTTTGGAGAGAAACCATTTACTATCGAGTGGATATCCACAAAGAAAAAACCAACAAAAATTGACCTTTCTGTAAAGCTGGGGAAACCCGGTGCGAAAGGGGCTAAAATTGCTAACTTAACTGAAATTAAACTATCATGATTGAGCCTTACGTTTCCGAAGACCGCTATCAACTGTACCATGGCAATTGCCTTGATGTATTAAGAGAAATGCCTGATAGTAGTATCGATGCTATTTGTACTGATCCACCCTATGGGCTTGCTGATCACCCGCCCAGGGAAGTTGCCGCCTGCCTCACTGCTTGGCTTGCTGGAAAGCCGTACAAGCCCAAGGGCAAGGGCTTCATGGGTAAGACATGGGACGCATGGGTGCCAGGCCCCGAGGTGTGGCGTGAATGCCTGCGGGTGCTTAAGCCCGGCGGCCACCTGCTGGCCTTTGCCGGTACGCGCAGCATGGACCTGATGAGCATGGCGGTGCGGCTGGCAGGCTTTGAATTGCGGGATTCAATTGGATGGGCGCACGACGGAGGCGGGGCGCCATTGCTGGCTTGGACCCATGGTCAAGGATTCCCGAAAAGTAGAGACATATCAAAGGCCATCGACTTAGAGGCGGGAGTGAGGGGGCATGACAGCGTGGGATTCAATGTGGCTGGTAAATCATCTGGCCTTGGCGTGATTCGGCGCCCAGAACTACACTCAGATCACCCCGATTACGTCAAGCCGCAAGGCATCACCCCCGAAGCCCAGCAATGGGCCGGATTTGGCACGGCTCTAAAACCCAGCTGGGAGCCCATAATCCTGGCCCGGAAGCCGCTGGCCGGCACCGTGGCCGCTAACGTGCTGAAACACGGCACCGGGGCTATCAATATTGATGGGTGCAGGGTGGGGACGAATGACGGACTTGGGCGCCCTTATGGCGGCGGGAACAAGGTTTATGGCAGCTATGGCATGGAACGCGGAACCAGGACCGGCGATGCGCTCACCGGAAGATGGCCGGCCAATTTGTGCCACGACGGCAGCGACGAGGTGGTGGGGTTGTTTCCACAGAGCACAGCAGGGAAGGAGACCAAAGAGCGTGGCAAAGGTGGCTTCTGGTCGCCAAGCACAGGCACGCCAGCAGGGCCTCAATACGGCGACACTGGCAGCGCCGCCCGGTTCTTCTATTGCGCCAAAGCTAATAAAAAAGACAGAAACGAAGGTCTCAATGGAGAAACCAACAATCATCCCACAGTCAAACCAACGGATTTAATGCGATACTTGTGCCGCCTAATCACCCCGCCCGGTGGTACCGTACTTGATCCATTCCTTGGCTCTGGAACAACTGGAAAGGCTTCCCTACTGGAGGGATTCAACTTTATTGGCATTGAAATGGAAGAAACGTACCTAGACATCGCCAAGCAAAGAATCCAACAAGTTAGAGATAACCAAGAGTGAAACAGGGTAAAAACGATGGGGGGTTTACTTGCGGAACTCCCCTGCTATACTAAGAGTAGATGGACCGAACTATGTCAATTGTATACCCTGTCTCCAGATTGTTAGCAAACCCTAAGATCTTCTATGCTATAGCTAACTATCTGGGTGTCCCATATGGCGACACACTTAAAGAAGCTTTCTACTCACTTCTGGAGTTTGATTTCACAGAATTAGAACCTGAAGATTGTGAATTTGAACCCGAAGAGGCCATCTTTGAAACGGAAGATGACGGAGCCATATGCACCATCCAATTTGACACTGGCCTAGCGTCTCGCCTAGAGGCAGTCCAAGGCGAGGTAAAGGCCGAAATAACCACTGATGAAGATTTGGCTAAAACTTCCGCCATTTACAGGGAATTAGTAATAGCCATCGAAGAGGCTGATCCAGATTTGGAAGGGGACATTGCCCTATGTTCTCCTCCAACACCGGGTAATTCATTCTTACTATCATCCGAAGGCAATCATTTTATGGGTGATTTTCACCTATTGTCCGACCCTGAAAAGAAATTCAGCTTTATAATCCGGCCATCAGATACAACTGAACCCGGAGATCCAGAAAACAAACTAAAAGCAACCATCAAACCAATTTAACGTGAACGACGCCCTCTTAAAATCAAAGAACACCATAAACTCAAGTATCCGCAGCCTAGAAAAAGATTTTAACGCTCGTACTCAACTAGACAACAAAACAGAATTATCCTTAGAACACCTGAAACAAAAAGTAGAAAACCTGTTTCATGAAGTCGAAGTCTATAAATCCAAACTAGAAAGAGAGATGGGCAGAGAAAATAAGAAACTAAAGTTTGATATTGAGAAGCTAAAAGACGAAATTCGTGACCTAAGAAGTGATAAAGGTCTGCCAAACCAGGAGCAAGAAGTTGAACTAGACCTTGAAAAGCAGATTGCAACTTCGATTTCCATCTTCGAGACTGTCCTCGATCAAATGTGTGGAGATTCGGATGACTACCGATTAATGTGCTACTCAGTTCTATTCCCAAGCGTCTATGAACGTATCAATATGTGCTTCCCTGAGTACATGTTTGATAGACTCCCAGAGAGTATGACTGAAGTTATTAACAATGGTAGGAAAGAACTTGAGTTCATTCGCAAGGATTGCGATACATTCCTAACCGATGAAACTGCCTGGGAATACTACGTCGAAAGAGTAAACAACTGGTGGAAGAAAGATGCCCTCATCAGACTTTTTAACGGTCAAGATGAATCATGGGAAATTGATGAACCTTATTCCTACGCCGAAATGAGGAAATGGGAGCGATCCCCAGAATGCCGTCACGAAGATTTTACTAAGATTGACGATGTTTTTAAGATCTATAAGAGAAACAAGAGGGACGTTTTCATTAGTTCTGGCTTAAAAGATTTTGAAATTAGCTTTCAAAAGCTCAATGAATCGATTTCCCTACTAGAGGATGCCAAAGAAGCCAACACCCAAAAATCAACTTGGGTAAGGGGTAATATTGAAGAGATCGAAAAAGAGGAAGAATGGTACCACGTACAGTAGTAATGGCAAAAGCCGTAGCTGATATTATCGGGGAAGAGCCTGTTAGCGAGTATGGTAACATTATCGCCAAGCCTTACATGGGCTGGAGTAACATCTATTCAGGTTACTTCCTTGGGTCACCAGGTTACGTTATAAATGACACCCTGGGCAGACCCGTAACATTCAGCTATTACGTCCATAGTTGGTTAGCCAAGCAGCCACGATGGGCACAGCCTTCAAGACGTATATTTGGTAACGGCTTCAGTGCAATCCTATCCCCAGTTGCTGACAGCCCTGTACCACCACCTTTGAATTCGGTCGTTTCTTAGTTACCTGGTAGCTAAATAACACCGTAACCATATAACTAAACAGTCCCATAACCAAATCAATTTAACGCCGATGAAAACTACTGCCCTTGGCTACCCGGTCTTGTCCGATGACTTGCACCTAAAGATTTTTGGATCTGATTACAGACCTGAAATGAATAGCAAGCAAAAGGACCAGGCCATTTCTCTTTTGAGGAAATTCGGGATTGAGACCCCTGTTGATTACCCTGAAAGCATCTACAATGGTACAATCCCCCTCCCCAATCTAAGGGCCGACAACATCCGCGATCATTTTGAAAAGATTGCTGAAGACCAAGTCGGTCACTTTAAGGAATTAGGCGATAAATTTGCCAAATGCGTCCTTCCTAAGATCCCATCGATCAACGATTTAGTGTTCCAACCAGGGTGGACACGGTATGAGCTTACCGGGGATGGCCCCCACAAGCAATGGCAAACTAGAAAAGTACCCTATCCCGAAGAAAAAGTATTTACGTTTGACACGGAAACTTTCGTTAAAGGTGGGGCATTCCCTATTATTGGGACCGCTTTAAGTGATAGGGCCGCCTACATCTGGATAGCTGCCGAGTTGATTAATCCTGATATCCCCGAAAACGACTGGGACCAATTCAAGCTTATTCCAATTGGAACTAACAGACTTGTTGTTGGCCATAACATTTCCTATGACCGTGTAAGGGCCCAAGAAGGGTATTCTCTGGATTTTACCAAACCTGAAAATTTTTACTTCGACACCTTATCAGCCCATGTTGGCGTATCGGGCTTGGCATCTGGTCAAAGGTGGCTTTATGCGTTAGCTGAAAAGGACTTTGATTTGCTTGATGATGATGAGAAGCGGAAACTTAAGTACTCCCCAGAATGGCTTGACAGGGGGAGCACAAACTCACTAGTTAAAACATACAACTTCCATGTTCAACGGGCAAAAGAATTCTTCTTTGACGATGGCGATGTAAAACCACTATCAGATTCCGACAAGGAAATTAGAAACATATTTGTCACCGCCGATACGCTTTCGGAAATCAATAAGGTATTAGCCGAAACAGTTGACTATGCTATTAAGGACGCTTATTATACTTCGGAGCTATTTCAAGCATTGTGGCCAAAATACCTCGATAGTACTCCATCAATGGTGGGCCTTTGCGGGCATTATCATTTAAACGGGTCTGTGGTGCCATTGGTTGATAATTGGTTTGAGTGGGTGCAAGGGGCTGAAGAAGTCTTTAACAGTCACAACCAAGAAATGACCGAACTATGTAAGACCCTGCTATGGGACACTTTCAATTCATGGAAGGAAATAGTAGATAGTAACGAAACTAAGGAAATCGGGGTCAGAGAGGCAAGTAAATGGGCATCTAAAGACCCCTGGATTCGCCAATTAGATTGGGAAGTTAAGTCTACTAAGGGTGTCTACGCATGGATTCCCACATGGATGAGACCCTACAAGAAAGACCCCGATAAGGAGATTGGAGTTAAAAGTAAACTATCTCATTTCCTACTGAAACTGAAGTGGGAAGGTACCCCCATCATATGGGAAGAAGGCCAAGGTTGGTGTTTTACTACGGAGGATGGGACCCTAGAAAGAATCCCACACCCTAAGAAACCTGGAGAAAATGTAGGTGGCCTATTCTCAAAAGAGTTCGTTACTCACATGGAAGTTGGCAGACTAAGTAGCGACTTACCGGAGGCAAAAAGGGCGCTGGAAATTGCCAATGCCATTAGTTTTTGGACTTCAGTTCGCAGTCGAGTAAAAAGCCGCATCGTCATGGGGGCTACCAACCCTTTGGGGAAACCCAACCTGGTTACCCTCCCAGAAATCGTCTGCCACGGAACCGTCACCCGCAGGGTCGTGGAGAGCCTTATGGCCACCATGTGCTCTACTAAGAGCTGGCGCATCGGGACCGAGCTTAAAACCCGCGTACAGGCCCCTGAGGGGTGGAAAATAATCAGTGCTGACTATGACGGCCAAGAGATGCAGATTGCATCTATCTATAGTGACAAATGGGAGGGCGGATTCATTGGGTGTTCTCCCATGGGGTACAACGTTCTTTCTGGTTCTAAAGAGAATGGCACTGACCCTCACACTGCGCTGGCTAGAGCGATCTTTCCGGAATTGTATGAGGGTTTAATTTGGGATAAATCCCTAGGAGTCTGCTACAAGTACGACGAAAAACCCGAAGATTCGGATAACTGCCACCCCCGTGATGGCTATTGGGTATCCCCAATTGACAAGGAAAAAGACACTATGCTCAAAATAACGAGGGACCTTGCCAAGATTGTGGGATTTGCTACCCTGTATGGTGGGAGCGTCAAAGCCCTTAGCAATCCGATCCGAATGACTTTCCCTGATAAGGATGAAGATGCTGTTAAGACTTTTGCCCTCAAAGCTATTGCATCTAAGAAAGGGGTCTTAAGGTTTGGCAAATACGAAGGTGGATCAGACTCAGGAGCATTCAATATGATGGAAAGAATTTCCATGGGGCCAGGGACTCCCCGGTTGCCTTGTTTGGGGACAAAAATCTCAACAGCCATGATGCCATCTGCGGTCGGCAGTGAATTTAAGACAGGGAGAACTAATTGGGCTATTCAAGCGTCTGGGTCCGAAATCTTATCCATTACCCTAACTGCTGTAGCATGGCTAGCTGAAGAGTTTAAGATTCCCTACCGCTTTATAATCAGTATCCATGATGAACTGCATTTTATGACACCCGAAAAATACGCAGAGCAATTCGCTGTATTATTCCAGATTGCTCACCTTTTCACTTGGGGCTTATTCCATTATGCAATGGATATTCCCGAACTACCCCTGAGCCGAGCGTTTTTCTCTTCGGTTGCTATCGATGATAGGCTTCGGAAGTCCCCGAAAGAAAATACGGTAACCCCGTCCAACCAATCTGGGGGCGATGAACCACCTGGGGTTGAATACTCAATGACGCAACTATTTGAAATGGGTGCTGTTAACAAGTTGACTTTCCGGTACGACTCAATCCAGAAAGGGCTCATTTAATTTTTAATTTACATTCAATTCAAATCAATTACCAAAACACCATGACAACACAACCTAAACTGAAAAAGAACCGCGCAGTCTCTGCCATTATTATTACACACCACGGGTCCCTAGGTACCTTCTATCTGCCACAACCTTTTGATAAAAAGGATAAATTTATCCCTTCATCAGTCGATTGTGCATATAATGCACTCTACTACTCTGAAGACCAGGTTGTTCAAATGCTTAAGGCCCTATGACTATCGGGCACTAAGCCCGTGGGAGTTTCAATTATCACTTCTCAATCCAAATAGCAACATGCCATTCCCCCTTCCCCTAGACCCACAATTCCGCAAAGAAGTTATCCGCAGTTGGATTGATGACGTTGGGGACAGGGTTGATATGGGGGATTTAGATGGGGCTGAAAAAAGTTGGCAGACAGCCAATCAACTATATCTCAAGCTCCCTGCTGGAAAAGGTGATGTAGAACTGGAAAGATACTTGGTGACAAGTAGGGTAAAACTCACCGAGTATCACTCAATAAAAACCAAATGCGAACAGTATCTAACGAAACCACCACAGTAAAAGCAACCCCGATTCAAGGACTTGCTGCTTATAGCGAAACTTTATCCGATGGTAGAGTCATCACTATCAGGGAAATGACCGGTCGCGATTTAATTTATTTAGAAGAAGAAATTGGTGAGTTCAAACAAACCAAGCAAAGCTTTCTGTTAGCCGAAAGACTGACAATCGGTGAGGATAAAATTTCTTTTGATGAAATTGCTGATCTCCGTCTTTCTGACATCAAAAAAATCAGTGACTTAGTCGGTAAGGCAATGGGAGAAGTTGTAGTTGACCCAAAGTAATAATTGAGGATCAAGAGGATTTTTCGTATCTTATAACTATAGACGGGTGGGGCCCATTTCACCTCCGGGAACTAACTCCCAAAGACTTTTATAAGGCACAAATCCTCAGAAATGGTGAAAAAAGCTTCTTACCTCTTCTTCTAAAGGTTCTCCTAAATGGGGAAATCATTGATAAAATTCCCTCCAGAATTTTCAAGGTATTAATTGACTGGGCAGTGACAACCATCTTCCAAGAAAATATCCTTTCAGTGGAAAATTGGCTTGAAGTTGCATTTCACTTATGCAAACAACGGTGGGATTCATCCATCGATTGGCTCGAAACTCAACCTATGAGCAAAATTAGAGCTATGATTGAAGTCAATAAAAAATACGCCGAAGAACAAGAGGACATGATGAAAAAGAAACGGTAAATGAAGATCAAAGTTACCTTAAAAGAACCCGGTTCCATGCAACCATTCAAACTAGGGTGGTGGGGTCCTGCCAAAGTTGAATGGGCTCCAATCCTTCTGGATGAGAACAAGCCTTATTGGGCTGCTGAAACGGATTATGAAGGGAGGCCATGGACTAAACTGGAGCCGGAAACCATAAAAGAAAAAGATTCTGAAGGGTATGGGTCTGGATTCATTCTAAGGGAAACCGGAGAAATGTTTAATACAGCCGTAGTTAGACCATGGGGTAATAAATTCATAGTCGGTACGACTCCATGGGGTGTATTTAACCAATTTGGAACCAAAAAAACACCTGCTCGCCCATGGATGGGAGTCCCAGATAGCTCCCTAGACAAACTATCTGACATTGCTTGGAAACACATTCTAAAATAACCATGACAAGACGACGCACTAAAGATCCCCTCGGAAAATTTGTTGGCGATGACCCAACTACACCCGACGTAAATGAAGCCTGGGTAGAAACCCCAGTCGCCGGGGTTGATCCAACCCCTGAGATTACTGAACTAATCCCCCCGCCCCCTGTAGCCGTGACCCCAGAACCCGCCGAGCCCGTTACTGACCCATCCGTAACCGTGGTGACCCCAGAACCCACCGAGCCCGTTACTGATCCACCCGTAGCCGTGACCCCAGAAC